CCTAGTATCGAACCTTATCGTGCTAATGCTTATCGTCAGGACACGTTATCTGGCGCATTTCTAAACAAGAATCGTTGGCTAGATATAATCATCAAAGGTCTAACACAAACAGAGGAAGAATATAATGATATTTGGTCATCAATTATTGCAAATGATGGTTCAGTTCAACATTTGAATATTCTTGATGAAAATCAAAAAGCAGTATTCAAAACATCCATGGAAATTGACCAACGTTGGGTGATTGAATTAGCTGCTGACCGCCAAATGTACATCGATCAAGCACAATCGTTGAATTTGTTCTTCCGTCCAGATGCACATATCAAGTATATTCACGCCATTCATTTTATGGCATGGAAGAAGGGTGTGAAAACACTTTACTACTGCCGTTCAGAGAAATTGGCCAAGGCTGATAAAGTATCCAAGAAGATTGAACGTCAAGTTATCAAAGAATTGGATATGATTCAAGTAGCACAAGGAAATGATTGTATTGCATGTGAAGGTTAATCACAATGAAAACTATAGCTCTATTTCAAGATGACCGCACCAAAAGTGCAATATCAATGAGTGAGGGTTTTCTTCATGTGTTATCTCCACATTATAATATTAAAATCTTTAGAAAAGAACAATGTACATCAGAGACATTTTCTGGTGTAGATATGTTAATATTTCCTGGTGGTGCCGTTGGTGGTGCAGATGATTACTTTCATATGTTTCCACGAAAGAGAGCAAATGTAGTAGCAGATTTTGCTGCAAATGGTGGTGCATATCTTGGTGTATGTGTTGGTGCATATTGGGCAGGACCAGATTACTTTGATATATTAAAAGGTGTTGAACCTGTTCAATACATAAAAAGACCAACTGCTGATATTATGAGAAGTTTTAACATTGCGGCTCATTGTGTATGGAAAGGTGAAGAAGAACAAATATTCTTCCGTGATGGTTGCACCTTTGTTGGTGACCTCAGTCATTCAGAGATAGTGAGCACATATTTCAATAAAGAACCAATGTGTATTAGACAAGGTAAAATTGGTGTGATGGGTGCATGTTTAGATTCTTTAGAGTGGTGGTATGATAACAAAACTCTAAAACAATATTGGCATCAAGGTAGACACCACAAATTATTGTTAGAGTTTGTAAACGAATTAATAGAAAGATAAGAAATGAAAAAAATAATTATAAGCGTAATAGCAATGCTATCAATCGTAGCATTTGCACAGGGCAAACAAAAAGAGGGTGTCATTTATGATGCAGTTATCACCAGAGTTATTGATGGTGATACTGTAGCATTTCAAGCACCATTTCTACCTGCACCATTGAAGCAGGAACTATCCATTCGTGTATTTGGTGTTGATACACCTGAGAAAGGATTCAGAGCGCAATGCCCAAGTGAGGATCAAAGAGGACAGGCCGCATCTGCATTTACTAAAGCACAAATAAGCGCATCAACAAAGCGTCAGGTCATTCTAATGGACTGGGACAAATATGGTGGGCGTGTGTTGGGTGATGTTATTCTTGATGGAAAAAGTTTGCGTCAGATGTTAATATCAAATGGTTATGCCCGTGAGTACTACGGTGAAGCCAAACAAAGCTGGTGCAATTGATATGAGAATTTTAAGATTTACAGCATCATGGTGTGGTCCATGCAAATTATTGGCAAAGAATTTGGAAGAAGCTGACATTAGTATACCAATTGAGGTTGTTGATGTTGATGTTCATTCCGATGTTGCAGTAGAATACGGCATTCGTGGTGTACCAACATTAATTTTATTAGATGAAAATGATAATATATCTAAAAGACTTGTTGGTAATAAAACAGTTTCAGAATTAAGAGAATGGGCTACAACATGATTAAGAAAACAACAAGCAGACTAACGGATGAAAGAACAAGTTTTAAACCCTTCAATTATCCATGGGCCTATGAAGCATGGCTAAAGCATGAGCAATCACATTGGTTACACACCGAGGTGCCAATGCTTGAAGATGTGAAAGATTGGAAGAAGAAACTAACCAATGAAGAAAAACAATTTCTAACACACATCTTCCGATTCTTTACACAAGGCGATATTGATGTGGCTGGTGGGTATGTTAAGAATTATCTACCACACTTTCCACAACCAGAGGTGCGTATGATGTTGATGGGCTTTGCCGCAAGAGAAGCATTGCACGTAGCCGCATACAGTCACCTAATTGAAACTCTAGGACTACCAGAGACAACATACAACCAATTCTTAGACTACCAAGAAATGAAGGACAAACATGATTACGTTCTGGATATATCTTTACAAAATGATTCAAGTAGTTCTGTTGCTACTCATATTGCAGTATTCAGTGCTTTCACCGAAGGGATGCAATTATTCAGTTCCTTTATCATGTTACTTAACTTCCCTAGAACCGGTAAAATGAAGGGCATGGGTCAGATTGTAACTTGGTCTATCGTTGATGAAACAATGCATGCCGAGTCCATGATTAAATTGTTCCGTACATACATTGAAGAAAACAAGGAAATATGGAACGATGAACTTAAAGGAAAAATCTATTCAATTGCTGAGAAGATGGTTCAGTTGGAAGACAAGTTTATTGATTTGGCATTCAGCATGGGTCCTATGGATCGCCTTACTGCTGATGATGTTAAACAATATATTCGTTACATTGCTGACCGTAGGCTTATTAGTTTGGGTCTTAAGGGAATAATGAAAGTCAAACGTAATCCACTACCATGGGTGGAAGAAATGATTAATGCACCAACACACACCAATTTCTTTGAGAATAGATCCACTGATTACTCAAAGGGTGCCCTATCTGGTACATGGGATGATGTTTGGGGCAAGGCTGCATAATTACCTTGACAGAATGATTGTAATGTTATATAATGTATTATGCGTATAATTGACTTGATTAAAAAACTTGAGGACCTCTATTGCACCTATGATGATGAATACAAACATCACATGGGTGAGCCAGAGATTATGATTGATGTGTTTGGTGATACCGATACACCACACCTATTTGAATATAGAGGTTTCTCAAAAGATATTTGCATAGACAAAAGTGCAGATGGTGTGTATGATATTATTAGAGCATTTGACATAAAGGAAGAAAATAATGGCTGACGAAAAAACTGAATTGAAACAGGAATCTGGACCAAAGCGCAAGATTACACAAATCACAACCGCAACAACAAATTCTGGTAGAATTATTGTGACTGCATTATGCAACGATGGTACATTGTGGCGCCGTGATGTAATCAATGATAGTACCGAGTGGGAACAAATCAAAGGCATCTAATGGCGATAGCAAACATGATTGCAAATAATCCAGCGCAATTCAATTGGGCTGATGAAGAATTTACATTCAATACAAAAGACTATCCTATTGGTGGTCAATTAGTGGGCACATCATTAGATATAACCTTTGTTGATGTTGATAGATTTTTAACTGATGATGATTTTAAACATGCTATTAAAGTAAAAATGGCAACAGCATTAGTTAAGTTTATGATGGAAAATAAACTGATAGAGTTTACCAAAATTCAGGATCCAACCACCGGTTCATTCAGATTAAACGCAAGGTGTTATGTAACTTCCGATGACCAAGTGAGAATATTAAGGACACATTATGGTTCAACTTGAATGGTTCATATACGGAGCATTGTTCGGTTGGTTAGCACAGCCAACATGGGAAGTAATTAAGAAAATTGTAAGTGAAGCGAAAAAAGCAAAGGAAGAATGGTAATGGAAATAGAATCAGCATTGTATTTTTTAGGTGGCTCAATCTTTATTGGGCTTGGTATTTGTGTTATCGGCATGTTTTTATTGTTGATGAATAATATCTACCACAAGTTTTGGAAACCTGTTGAGTGGACAATACCACAATATAGGTTCATTGATGCAACCGCAGAGCCAAAGCCAGTTGATAAAACAAACGAGCCTAAGCTATAGATTAGACATGGTATACTAGTAATAACGCTTAGTTTTTGTTGCAACGCAACATACATATTTGTATGACACAGGAGTGCATAACAAATGAAAAATCATATACAAGAACTTTACCACGAATTAAAATTGCTTATTAAAGAATTTAATTCACCAATCGCTTATCAATAAGGAAACAAAATGGATATCACACAAATTCAAACCAAATCAAAAGAATTCACAATCGCAATGATTGATGCAAACGAACAAGCATTCAATGCTGGCATCAAAGCATTCAACAAATTTATAGGTACCGATTATGCTACATATACGTATGGGCTAACATTTATGGGATCGGAACTTAGTAAAAATGCAAGAAAAATCGTTGAAGAATTCTCAGACCTTGCGCCTGCAGGAAATAAAAAGTAATCTCAATTGCTTTCACCCAGTCGTTCGCAACGGCTGGGTTATTAAATTCTCCATCTACAAAGATAGCGGCATTCTTCTAATTTTTACCTCAAAATATACTGGCCAGACGATTATCCGATACTGTGATTCAGAAGATATCGCGGTGGATTATATAAATATAGTCATAGAAAAAGATGCAACGGTTCATCAAGACCACAGAGAATTCTGAAAATTTATATCATAAAGGATAAAAAAATGTCTTACTTATTTTTCAAAAATCCATCATCCGGTGATGTACACGCTTACGACCAAGAAGATGAAACTCAATTGCCATACATTCAAAAAGCCCAAGATGAAAATTGGGAAGACATGACGGGTAGATGGCCACCTGCTCCATCGCAAGATGACCTTCTTTTAAGAGTGAAGAATGAAGCACTTGGATTAATTGTAGTAACTGATTACACCCAGCTACCTGATGTTTCAACACGATTAACAGATTCCTCTCGGGAAGCATTTGTTGCTTATAGAGAATCCGTTCGTGAAATTTTTATAAATCCAATGTTAGATCCTGTATGGCCAACAAAGCCATCCGTGGAATGGAAATAACTCTCAGTTAGGATCACATATTAATGTCAACGAGATTATCTGCATCATTAGCAACATTTAATGATGGATTTGCCCAAGATAAAAGTACGAAAGAATATGCGTTAGGAGTTACTGGACCTGGCGTTGGTCAGTCATGGGTAAATGTAATCGGCACCCGTGCTTTATTAACAACATATACAAACAGCACTGGTAGACCAATTATGGTTGCAATAACAACCACTCCTGGACCATCCGTTGCTTTGGTATTGCGAATTAATTCATTCGGCGATAGTGTTGATTTAGACGCAGGATTTAACGAAGGCGGTGGTGCTACTGATGGGTCTCCGGGATTTTGTGTTGTTATCCCAATTGGCGCTGTATATAGTGTACCAATTAGTAATTATCCGGTTTCTCGTTGGTTTGAACTCAGATAAATCAGTAAAATAAAATGGCAATAACTCTAACCGGTACTGGAATAACTTTTCCTGTTGGTGGTACACAAGAAAAAGCGGCTAGTGGCTTTGTCCTCGGCTATGGTCAAATTTGGTATAATGTAACATCGTCCAGGGCTTTACTAACAACATATACAAATAACACCGGGCGACCAATTCAGGTTTTTATTAGGATGGCAGGATCAACTTCAAATGCTTTGGTATTTAGAGTTGATGGTGTTGATATAAGTACAACATCACACAATGGCGGCAGCGGCACCTCATGTGTGTCATGTATCGTTCCAACAGGATCAACATACAGCATTAGCAATGGCGCTTGGCCGCTTGGCTTTTGGTTTGAACTTAGATAAAGAGGTACAATAAAATGGCAATAACTTTGTCGGGGAGTACCATGACGTGGCCCGATGGCTCCACACAAACGGTTAATGGATATGTTTTTGTTCCCGGAATGCCCACCTCTTCCAAATGGGTAAATTTTACATCATCTAGAACCAACAATGTGTCTTATACAAACTCCACAGGATATCCACTAGCAGTTTGTATAAAGTATGGCAATTTCTCCACTAATGAGTTTTATGTAGGTAATGTTTTAATTATGAATCCAAAACACGACGGGAATGGAGGATTCATGGTTCATGCTATTGTTCCAAATGGTGAGAACTACAGAGCGTACTCGGTCAATGGCATTTCGACTTGGTTTGAACTTAGAAATTAAATGCAATACACAAAACAATTCACACTAAACAAATGTAAGTTAGTATTCGCATACAGCATCAAGTGGCAATCATACCCAGGCGATGATGGTAAATATTATGAGAGTGAGGATGTTAAGTATATTAAATTTGAATTGGTGAATAGAATGATAAGCCGTGATGATTCTGAAAGCAACTACCGAGGCTTTACATTACTTGGTATCCATGTTGGTATTGGTCACATGAAACAGACTGAAAATATTATTTGAATTGTGACAGTTTTGTTTCAATTACATTAAAATCTAGATAAGTGTATGGGGTTGTCCCATATCAACTATAAGGATTCAAAATGAAAAGACTAATTGCAAGCATATTAGCCACTATATCAATCACAGTATCAGCCGCAGATATCACAGGCGCTGGTGCTACATTCCCTTATCCAATCTATGCTAAATGGGCCGAAGCCTATAGCAAAGATACTGGTGTTAAATTAAACTATCAATCAATCGGTTCATCTGGTGGTATACGCCAGATTAACAACAAGACAGTTACATTCGGTGCTACCGATGCACCAGTCAAAGGTGAAGACCTTGATAAGTTGGGTCAGATACAATTCCCTGCTATCATCGGCGGTACTGTGCCGATTATAAATCTTGATGGATTCAAAGCAGGTGAGTTACGTATCACTGGTTCTGTTCTAGCAGAAGTATTCATGGGTGATATTCTAAAATGGAATGATCCAAAGTTACAAGCATTGAACCCAGGTAAGAAATTGCCTGATACTAATATCACAGTGGTGCACCGTGCTGATGGATCAGGTACCACATTTAATTGGACTGATTATCTTGCAACAGTATCAAAGCCATGGGCCGATAGAGTTGGCAAAGGTGCCGCAGTTAAATGGCCTGCCGCATCATCCGTTGGCGGTAAGGGCAATGAAGGCGTGGCTGCTAATGTAACCAGAGTAAAAGGTTCTATTGGGTATGTTGAGTATGCGTATGTAAAGAAAAACAATTTGACATTCATGCAATTACAAAACAAAAATGGTAAGTATGTTAGCCCAGATGACTTGACATTTGCATCGGCTGCGGTCGGTGCTGATTGGTTCTCAGTACCAGGTATGGGTGTATCCATTGTGGATCAGAAGGGTGATAATACATGGCCTGTGACAACAGCATCATTCATTATCATGTATAAGGATCCAGTTGACAAGAAAGCATCTGATGAAGTGCTAAAGTTTTTTGATTGGTCATTCAAAAATGGTAAGAAACTATCCGAAGATTTGGATTATGTCCATCTACCAGAATCATTGACTTCCCAAATCAAATCTAAGGTATGGTCACAGATTAGATAATTACCTTGACACCACACCAAGGCTATGGTATAATGATACTATAGCCTTTTTTATTGGACGATTATGTTTATATTTGATGTTGAAACTCTCGGTAAAGATTCCGATGCTGTGATTCTATCCATGGCCGCAATCTATTTTGAACCAGATAAAGAACCAAGCCATACTCAATTGAGAGAGGCTGCATTCTTTTGTAAGTTTGATGTGGAGCAACAAATCAAAGAACTAAATCGGAGAGTGGACAAAGGCACCGTTGAATGGTGGTCCAAACAATGCGAGAACGCACGAAACAAATCATTTAAGCCACATGTAAATGATGTGCCGTTTGAGATTGGTCATGGTGCAATGAGCAAATGGGTCAAATCAAAGAGTGATACTAATTGTTGGGTATGGGCCCGTGGTAATTTGGATCAGATGGTACTGAGCCATATTGAGGATCAAATGGGCCTTGAAAACATCTGGTCGTATGCTAGATGGCGTGATGTACGAACTGCGGTAGACTTTCTGTATGGTACCAAGAATGGATATGTGGAAGTGGATACACCAGCCTGGGTAGAAGCATTTGATTCTAAGCTACATATTACAAAGCATAATCCAGTGGATGATTGTGTATTTGATGCGATGCAATTAATGTATGGAAAGAAGAATCAATGAAAATATCACCAGTCCAACAGAGAATAGAGTATCACCGAATCAAAGACAAACAGGAACGGATTCACCGTGAGCATCTGGAATATGTCAGAAAAGCAAATCAAAAGAGAACCGAACACCCAAGCAAAGGTAAAAGGATAGACGTTTATGTATAATAATGATATTGATGAATACGTGAAAGAACTAGAGCAAGAAATAATTAGGCTTAAAGCTATTATAGAAAAACTCAGCAACACCGAGGAATTAAATCCTCAAGCGGTATTTGCATTCCCTAGCCCACCAAGGATTGATAGATGAAAAAGTGGCAAGAAAAAGAATACTCTCAATGGGTATATTATGATGATATTGATGGTAAAATCATCGGCGCATCCTACAAGGTCGGCACTCAGAATAGTATATGGGGAGCCAAGATATACAAAGAAACCGAGTATATTCTAGGTACCTATATTGATTCAGATTATGCTAGGAGCGCGGTAGAAAACTATTGGGACATTGAAAGTAGGACATTATTAAATGAGTAAGATAGCCTTAAACAAAAGCGATATAGAAGAAATCACCAAAGTATTAAATGACCATGGAATACAATATTTCAATCTGGTGTATAAACAAAATGCTATTGGATATTGTATTGACTTGGAGTATAATACCGCAATCAATGGTACAATGTGCAGAGTAATAGTACCAGTCGTGGGAGTTGAAGAATGGTAAATCCTATCACGGTATTAATAATCGCATTATATAATCTATGCCTATTTGCAGGAACAGCGTATCTTGTCATAGAATACGATTGGTCAGCATGGTGGTTTCTATTGACTGTGGGAATAATGAGTATGTACAGAAGCAGTAAAGAAGAATGAATCCATATGAACAACACCATTGGATTAGAATATCCGAACTGGTAACAAAAACAGTATTGCCAATCTTTCCGTTCATATCCAGTAAGAAACTAAAGTCGGAGATTATGTCCAATATATTTGAGACACAATCCGCTAATTACTTCAATTCCATCGGGTACAATACCATTCAAGCACAATCCGATAGAGATCCAGATTTACTATTCATGGGCACCAATACTA